TTTCGACCATCAAGGTTACCGCAATGCGACCTGAAGATCTCCATCACTGTAAACCAGCGAGGGGGAAGAAGTAGCTGACAGACTTTGCGAGCGATTGTATCACTAGCAGAGCTGAAGTCAACAGTTGCGAGTTGTCGACTAAAGGCTACTCTAGCCAGGTTCTGATTAGGAACTTGACTATTCAAGTTGCAGCCGTAACGAAGAAGACGTCTGCGAATCATTTGCCCTAAACCCTTCTGAAACCAAAGGTTCCATCCGGGTTCAATGGCTATAACACGATCCGTTTTCGAATTCTTCGGAACAGTGGTGACGACATTACCCCCTTCGATAGTGGGTGAGATCTTGCTAAGAATCTCATTCCACCAGCTAGGGTAGGCCTCGTTAAGAAAAGGCCACGCAATGTCAAAAGCTTGTCGCGTAATACCAGTTTCATACTGGTACTTGTTAGGCGTAACAGATGTCTCTCCTTTTAACAAGGTGGACACACCTGGACCCCAACCACTGTCTTCAAAGAGCTCCAGGGCGTCAAACTTACCAAGGATTTGACCTATTTTTCTACGTGCCTTCTCAACGAAGACATGCAGTTCATGAGGTGGGAAACTCCCTCCCTCAAGAAAGGGCAAAACCCGTAAGTTAGTCAGCCTGCAAAGTTCCTCAGACTTGAGAAACTTCAGTAAAGCCTCAGACCTCCGATCAACCGAAGTCGAAAGGAAGTCAGCCTTACTGAGCAGAGAAGTTGCGCACAAATCATCCCTAAACGATGAGGACGAAGTATAATTTAACGGATCAACTTCCAGCTGAATAAGCTGGTCGTGTTCCTTATATTTATACAACATCCAAACCGCAAGAGAACGAGGAGTGTTCAACGACTCAAGGGTCTTTTGAATGACATGGTCCGTAATAGACGAACCTACGCTATGGCTTCTACGTTTGTAGGAAGTCATGTATTCTCCATAAATGAGATCTCAGTTTATGTAGTACCCTAGTAGCTTCGAAATGCACCTTTCCTTCTCAAAAACCGAATCGCAAGTTGTATGATCACTACGAATAGTGAAAATACAATAATGAGAAACGGAATTAAGAGAAGGTTAGTACATAACGTCGCCACTATTCAAGGCGAGGCGGAATTCAGCCGCGCCGAGAGTGGTGGTCAGAATATCGACCAACAGGGTCCTTTCCGTAATCGTAGCACCGTCCGGGAAGGTAAAATCAATGCTGGCAATGGAATCGCCAACCTTGACTATCTGACCGGTTGTAGTATCGGTGTACGTTTTCGGAGAGAATACGCGAAGGGTAGCCTTCGTCGTCTTACGTGAGGTCGTTGGTAAACGGTAGGAAAAGTCAACCTTTGTATCTTGAAGGCTGACAGTTCCAGCATTTACCCACGCTAGGACGTTGTTTGCGTCCTTACCACGCGGGGCGATGGAGAACGCAGTGCCGGTGAAACTAAGAGCCGACAATGCGGTCTTTGCTGCTATGGCTGCCTGAGCAGACATGATTTTCCTCTAGATTTAGATGGAAAGGGTTGATTTGCCGTCTCTTTCTCTATTTGAGAAAGGCTTGAGTCAAGAGAGCAAGTGCATTTAACACGTGCCCTTTTGAAAAGGGGTCTTTCGGTTGTGGCAAGTAAACAACCGGGAACCCTGCAAGCACCGCCCGCTTATATGTGAACTGCCGGCCATAACCTGTACAGCCGGTGTACTCATATAAAAAGTTACCCTCTTGAAACCGAGCCACATTCGACCAACGGAAGACGGTGTCGACCGTTGAACTGAGTGTCCCGGAAACAAAAGTGCAACCAAGGGTGGCATCAAAAGTATTCACCCATCGTCCGATCGGTGCAAACCAATCAACGACAAATGAATAAGGAAGGACCTCCCATGCTATTGCTAATGGGTTAGTAAGTCCGACCTCGCTCAATAAATGAGCGCTTTCGACGTCTACGGTATAATTGATCCGTCCTCTGAAGTCTGAAATGTACTCACGAGTTGCTTTCGCGCCTTTATGATCAACACCTATTTCAGTGCTAACATAAAGGTTCCCGTCATGCAACCGTCGTTTAGAGACAGCTTTCAGGATAGGCGGTTTTTGAAGCCGTTCTATCATGTGCTCTCTCAATTCTTCGGCCACACCGTACAGATCAGATAACAAAGGTAACCAACCATACTGTAGCGCTAGCCAATTAGAGGCTGCGGATTGATAAGGATTAACCTTACCAGAAGGACCGCACCCTAATGCTTTAAAAGCACCAGGTATGTTGCCCTTACGGAGAGATTTGTATGCCCTAGCAATACGCCGTGCCGTGGAAGAGAATTCATCGATCATCTGATGCCTCTGAGCAACAAAGTTACCCAGATGCACCTTCTGACCTTGAATCTTTTCACGTAACGATAGTTTGACCTGGTTAACGGCCCCATCTATCGCACTCTGAGTTGGCTGGAGGTAGGTCAGCGAACCAGTTCCATTACGGATAGGACCATAGTAGACTGAGTAATCCCCAGTAGGGATCCAAGTGACTTTTAAGAAAGGGTAACCCCAAGGAAATTTAACACGCTCTTCTACAAGCGTATAAATATTCTCAGGGAGCCAAGTCTTATTAGCTCGCTTTTTTCCATATTGTGGAGTAACAGTCCCATTGGTACTACGCGTTGCACGTCTATACGGGCTATTAGCGGGATCGTTAAAGGGCCCTGTTCGGACCCCCGCGATCACGTCATAGCGTTGTGTAGGCGCGAAAAGCTGCTGGTTATAGTCCAACTTCCCTCCCTTTACTGTTAGAAAGGTCACTAACGTTTGTAAAAGGCAAACCAAAGCTAAACCGTACTAGGCGACCCTTGAAAAACTAGAGAGCCTCAGGACCATTCCAAAGTAACAGAAAATCCTTTAGATCAAAAGGGATGAAAAGCCATGGAAGCAACGGAAACGTTACATCCACGACAATTTCAAGCTCTGGAAATAAAGGCAACTGTGTTGGAATAGCCATGCGTCCTCCAGTTATCAAAAGCCGCCCTGCACGGTCGCAGAGGAAGCCGAGTAACAACCGCTTTGTGGCCAAGAACTTCTAACAGAAGGC